ATTAGGTGTCGCATCATGAAATACAGTGACTGTATCCATTTCGTATTTCTTTAATGCATTGAAAAATTGAACTACTACTTTGTTTGCTTTTTCTGATTTGTTTTCATAGCTGACGGTTATGCCATTATCGCTAACAATATGGTCATCTGTAACTGTGAATGTAGAGGATGCTGTATCTTCTAAGGTTATTTCATATTTACCATCTATGTAGTTAAGAATACCTCTCATATTGCCTAAGAGTTCTTGTGTATTCTCTAAGACATTTTTGTTGGTATCTACAACACCATTACAATGAAATCTTTTTACCTTAACTAATGCAGTTCCAGATTCATTGGTGTAATTCGCTGAAAGAGTATCATTAACAACTACCTGATAGGTTGGATTAATTGCATCGTATTCTTGCCATCTAGAAGAATCAATAATATCTACTGCATCAAATTCAGTAGCAGCACCTGAATCTACTAATGTTAACTTTCCACCAACTTTTGAATTTGCCCAAGTGGTTGCATCAACGTTAATAAAATTATTTCCAGACGTTCCAGAGAACGTAGCTGAAGATGCTGTACCGTCATAATCTGGAGTATCTTCTAATTCGTCTGATGTGCTTGCTGCGGTTTGAAATGATTGCAAGTTAACTGCACTGCTTGCAAGACCTTTACCATATTCATCATCTCTTAAATAATCTAGTAAACAAAGAGCTGCATTATCTGACCATTCAAACGTACTTGGTGTGTCGTATCTGTGACTACCAGAGCCACCAGATATTGAGCCATCCTTTCTAGGGTCATAAAGTTTTTTACCTCTAACAACTACAGTGAGTTGCGGAATGCTAGAGAACATTCCCCTGCTGTCATATTCAAAAGATGCTGCAATATAAGCAACACCTCTTAATCTATGGTTTGTAGTCCATTCTGTAGAAATTGATGCATTAAGCATAGGGTCAACGGTTTGATCACTTGCTCCATGATGAGCATTAAAAACCATTCTGTATCTTTTTGTTGGGTCAGTTCCTGAGTAACCTGCATTAGATTCTTGTACGTTGCCTATTTGCGATGCAGTACACAAAGAGCCTGCACCAGAAGATATTTTATCTGAGCCTGCATAATAACCCTGTCTAAATACTTTGGTATCTTTAATAGATACACCGTTGATTTCAATAGTATCTAATTCAATCTGATCTACTTCTCCAACCGATAAAGCATAGACAACAAATAAATCTTTACTTCTGCCATCATGAGTATGCAAAAAAGCTAGAGTAGAACCTACTCTTCTTCTTCCGTAAATGACTGGTATCTTTCCACCTTGAGCAGTTTTTTGACCTAGAATATCTTGTCCTCTAGACATTAATTCTCTTGCTTCAAGATATCCTTTAACTCCAACTGCAACAGTAATAACTTGAATAGCAGTCCAAATAGTAGAAGCAACAGCTTTAACCGTTGCAATCATTTCAGCGAAGATTTTAAATTCACCAAAAACCATTAATCAGCACCCCATCTAATATCTTCTTTTGTTTGGTCTGCATATTCAAAACCAACATCCCCAGAATAAACATTCTGTTGAGATTCATCTGTAAAATGTCTTCCCTTTTTTAAATTCCAATTTGACCAGTGATTGGAAATTCCTAATGTTATATGAGAAGCATTATTTGTTTCTTTGATAGTTGCAGATTTAATAAATCCAGAAAAATAAGTTGTTGCATCTACTAATGCTTCATTGCTATCAAAAAAAGCTATGTAAATATTACAGACAACATTGGTGTAATTACCATCTTCAATCAAATCTCTAACATCACTGGTAATGTTTTGCATGGTTACGCTTAATTCTTGAATTTTTGCTTCACCATTTTCTGTAGCTGTTTCTAAAGAGATAAAATCTCCACCTGCTTCATAAGAATTAGAATCGTAAGTAACATCTGTATAATAATTAGTTGCTCTTAATGGGGTAGAAAAATTAAATTCTAGAAGAAAAGCAATTTTATTAGCATCGTTTGCTATTTGAGTTTGCAAACCTGAGCTAATTGATCTTGCCATTATGTGATAACTTCTCTTACTTCAAACTGTATGCTGTAAAATCCAGATGGGTCTGTAGTAAATAAAATTTCCTCAGATGTTAGATAAACTGTAAAACTTGGTTTGTTAACTGTGACCGCTTCATTATCTGCTAATGTTGTTGCAAGATTTGGTTCTATTAATACTGTAGCAGCTCCAGTTCCGTCAGAATCTACGTCTGCTTGAACCATATAAACCTTTGAATGACCTGCAAAAGAAATAAGATCTCCTGCCTTTAAAACACCAGATGTTGATGTAGAGAAACCGTCTAGGTCTATTGTTCCATCTGAAGCTGAATGAGCTGATACTACTTGTATATCTGTTTCTGCCTTGTCAGCTCCTCTATTATCTGTTGGATATTGAATAGTAAAAGTTTCAAATCCACCTTTTTGTTTTTGTAAAAAGGCAAATACATCCATAGCATTATCGTATTTTAATGGTGGCATCTGGACTGTGAATGTGAAATATTGTGAACCTATTTGCCTTGCCACCCTTCTACCAGAAAGACTGTGATTCATGATCACTGGTCTTACGTTTTTAAATTCTAATGCCCTAAACTTAGGACTTGTAGGAAAAGCACCACTCATATTACACCCATCTTACCCCTTTGATTCATAGCGTTATTTATAATAGCTGTGATCATTCCCTTTCTTGATGCAAGCAATTCATCAAATCCTGCTGCATCTACTGCTGATATATTGAAGTTTACAGTAGCTCCACCGCCTGCAGCTTGTCCTCTTGTATGATCAACAACTGTTTCATTAGGATGAAGCATTGCCATAAATCCACCTTTACCATCTAAACCACCTGATCTTACTCCTGAGCCTGTATAACCACCACCATCAAACTCAGGCAATCCAAAAGCACGACCAATATTTCCAAAGGTAGAAGAAATGCTAGAAACCATTTTCTCGATGATAAATACCCTAATTAATTCATCTATAACTGTTTTGACTACACTTTGAGCCAAACTTTCGAAGTTCATAAATTCTTTGTCTGTAAAATCAAAGAACTTTTTAAATCCACCTGTCATTCCTGTTTCTAATTTTTTAGTAAATGTTTCAACTGTATTTAATGATTTCTCCATAGAGAATCTAAAACCATCAGTTGCAGGCGGTAAATTATCTAATTCTTCTTTTAAAGCTGCAATTGCATCTTTTATCTCTGTGGTATCTTTGACACCTGCTCTAAATACCCTTCTAAAGATATTCATTACACCATCAATTTTGCCACCCAAAATAGTAGATTTATTAACCGTACCGTCTAAGACTGATTCTAAATCTTTAATTTCTTGCTGTATTTGTGCTGTCGTTGATTTACGCTCTATCATACCGATAGCATCTAATAAATCTAAGAAGGCATTCGCAGTTCCTATAACCACTCCCTGCAATGGAAGTAAGACCTCTCTCTTTAACTCATTCATAGTGTCGTTAAAGATCTCTGCTTGTCTAATAGTATCTTCAGGTATGATGCCTGTTGCAGAATTTTTTAATTCATCAAGAGCTGCTGAACCGTCTTTACCCATCACAGCTAATTTCACACCTGCTCTACCGAACAAGTCTGCCATGATGCCTGCTTTTCTAGTGCTAGATTCTACATTGTCCAGAGCTTTAAATAGCTCTACAAATATTTGTTCTGCACTTTTTGCACTTCCGTCTGCATTGCGAAGACTGACACCTATTCTCTCTAAGCTCTTACCTGCTTCAAGAGTTCTCATCTGAGCTTGACCAACATTCTTAGCGAATGTTTGCAAGCCTTTATTAAACTCTTCTGTACTTAATCCAGATTGTTGAGCTGCGAATTGATATCTTTGTAGGAATTCTGTTGATACACCAATAGAATCAGCAGTCTTACCAATAGTATCTGCAAGCTCTAAAGTCTGTCTTGCAAAATTAGCAATTACTGCTGTAGAAAATGCAACAGCTAAAGCACCTTTAATTTTATTAAGATTTTTATTAACAGAATTAAAAGCCTGTTTAGTTTGATCTTGAGCTGTTATTCTGAGTTTGTAATTACTTGCCATTTTCTATCTGTTTCTTTTTTTCCTGCAAATATGCAATCCATCCGTTAAATTCAGATAAGGTCATTTTTTCTTCTAGCTCTTCAACTGTACAGCTTAACAGCTCTGCAAGATAGTATTTAGCAAATAATTCCTTATCTGTAGCTACTTTTTTTCTTGCTCTTCCACAGTGATGCTAGTCATGATGTCTCCTGCCACCCTAGCCAAAACATCCTTATCCACATGATGCATCAAATCATGCTTGTCACCTAAATCAAATATTTTTTCCATATTCTCATCAAGTGCTTTTTGTATTATGCAATGAGCCATCAACTCAACATCATTGTCTTTTGCATATTTTTGCAATCTAGACATCTCAGCTAAAGTTAATGGCTTTGCATAAATAATTAAAGGTTGACCTTCGTCTCCCCATTCTGGTACTTCGATCTTCTTGATTCCTAAAGAATCAAAATGCCTTTTAGCGTTTTCTATTGCTTTCATGTTATCAAACAGTGCTTTCAGTTAATGAACCTGAACCTTGCACAGAGATGCTTGCTTCCACGAGTCCATCGAATGAAGCTGATCTAGAAACACCTGTAACAATAGCAGTACCAGTATAATAAGTGTCACCTGCAGTATCTCCCTCAGGATAAACATTCAATGTAACCTCTGAACCTATGCTTAATGCACCCTGCCCAGAAGTATCGGTTTCATCCCAGAACACATCTAAACTTCCAGAAAAAGAAGTTAATGATGTTTTATAGGTTCTTGCAGAATCACCCATTGAAGTATCTTCAAGAGTATCAGCAGATTCTTCTATAGAATAAGATCTAATCTCAGCTACAGAATTGCTACCAACCTTGATAACGCCTTCACTACCTTTATGTGTCGCCATTTTCAATTACCTCGTCTTTCGACTTTTTAGAAGAAGATTTAATTTTTGTTTGGATTGCTTCTTCTTTCCAACCCTTATTCTTTAGACTTTCAACCTTAGAAGGATGAGCATCTATAGAAACTTTTCCATCTGGACTAATCATTTTCATGTTTGTCTCCTAAACTGCTGTTTCAACATCTTGTTCTTGAGTATGATACTGAACCAAGAATGTCATATTTACGTAACCTAAAGGCTTTTCGCCTTCTCCGTTAAAATTAATTTCAGTAGAATTGATGAATGCATCTTTTGCAATACCACCTAATGTTACGTCTGCAGATATTGCTTCTTCTACCTCTTTGCATATTGTATCAATAGTATCGTCAAAGTTGGTAGTAGCTTTTGCATAGCCTTCTACTGCAACTTCTAGTTCTCTCATTAATACTCTGTTTGTTCCTATAACCATAGGCTCTGAGCTTTCTGACTTTGTATAAATCACTAAAGCAGGTAGTGTTTCAAGAGGATAAACCCTTGATTCAGTTACGTTAGAACCTGTGGTTGCTAAACCAGTTAATGTAGTTCCAAAGTATTCTCTGATCTGTTGTCTTACATGAGACATTTATACTTCCTCTAGCTCCATAGCTGTAAAACCTGTTCTGTCTGTTTGCACATTTACTATCGTGTAAGTTTGTGCTGCTTTTAATACGTTTCCTTCTATGTCAGTAACAGCACTTGCTGCTAATGTATCTCCGTAAGATGCATTAGGTGCATCTACGGTTCTGCAATAGGCAATAGGTTTTAATGCTTCCACTCCTATGCCTTCTTCTTGTTCTACGTATTCATTATTTAAGATAATGTTAATCGTAGAATCTACATCGTTTCTTGTATAAGTTGCAGTGATTGCATGACCATAATTGATATCAAGATAAGCACTCATATCTGCTTCTGTCTCTAATCTAAACTGAGACATTATTGTTCCTCAAGCACAAGTGAAACCATGCCTGTGTTATCTGGCTCGACAACTCTGACTCTGAATTCTGTTTGTGCTTTTAAGACATTACCTTGATCTGTGGTAATTGCATCAACAACAATTTTGTCGTTTTGTGAAACATTAGGTGCATCAGAATATTTAATGATTGCTCTAGGTTGATGACCTGCAACATTAACCGATTCACCTTGTATGTTGAAATATTCTTGGTCAATGATGAGTTTTATAAAGACAGATAATCCATCATCTATAAAACCAAGAGTATCTATTAAGGGAAAATCATCAAATAAAACCCCAGTCTCGAAAAATGTTGCAGTTACTCCGTGTCCTGTTGTGGTATCAAGATAAGAAGTAAAATCTGCAGCACTTTCGATAGGTGGCATTATTTTTTAGCTCTTTTCTTAGGAGCTTCCTCTGAGCTTTCTAAACCCACGCTTCTATTTTCTTTTTTTGGTTTAGCTTTTTCAATGTGTGGAGCAGCTTTGCCATAAGCACATAGCTCATAACCTACGTCTTCAGGAAGTTCAACCACGTCTCCTGCTCTGACTCTTTCGCCTTTCGCCACTGTATCTTGTGTAATTAAAAATTTTTTCATATTTAAGATGGGGGGATTACTCCCCCCATTCCAAGTAAGCATTAACTATTATGCACCGTCATTAGATACACAGAAGCTAACAGCATGTCTAACTGCTACATCAACTGTTTGAAGAGCAACGATTCTGATAGAACCAGTGTTAGATAAGCTGTAAGGGTCAACTGTGATATCAAGTGAACCATACATACCAATTAATAGATCACCAAAGTTACCAAAGTAGAAATCACCTGAAGTAACTTGATTTGATCTAACTACATTGTAGCCATTCATTCTGCCATCTGGCTCAACTACAAATTGACCACTACCTGAATCTTTAGAAGTGGTTTTCAATGTACCGTAGTCAGCAGGCTTACAAATGTAAGACAAGTTGCCTAGTAAAGCATTGTCTGCTGCAACTGCAGATTCCATTCCAACGATCTCAGCGAAAGTTGGATTAGCTGCTCCAAATGTAGTTGTGTTAACACCAGAAGTGTTTTTAACACCTGTAGGCTGTCCTGAAGAACCAGAACCTGCTAATGCACCCAAGTCAATAGCGATAGCAATTGATTGAGTAAGATCATCTCTGATCAAGTTCTCGATGTCTAGTGAGCTTTGTTGTAAAAGCAATCTAGTAACATCTGTGTAAGCACCAATCACTTTAGGTGACATGGTTACGCTTCCAGATGTGAACTCTGATTCAGAAGCAGCGTTTCCTTCAGTAGCAATCCAACCACCGCTAGAAGCAGCAGTTTTCTTAGGTATAACTACAGAGCCTTGAAGACCACGTAACATAGTTGCACCTGCAGCCATAACTGAAGATTGGTTTCTTAGAACGTCAATGAAATCTCCACCTTTGAAATCCTGAGGGATTAAAGTTGAATCATCAGAAGAGTTAATGTCTCTCTGACCCCATTGAGCTAGAACGTCTGCAGGAAGCATGATGCCTTGTGCAGTTGTTCCATTTTGTCTAGCAGCTTCTTCTGAACATTCGAATTCAAATGCTGCATCTGCTTGAGCTTTTCTGTCAGTTGGATTAGCTAAAGCTCTAAGAGCTTTTACTACGCTAAATCTTTTGACTTCTTTAGCTGTCATACCTATATCTGATGGTGTTTCTAATGGTTTGTCATTAGCGATATTCTCTAAGAGGACACCTCTAAATTCTTCCACAGAAATACCTTCAGAAATTGCTTTATCAGCTAGATCTCTTTTGTTGTGTCTAACAGCTAGATCAATGATCTCTTTAGAGTTTCTTTTGAACTCAGCTTTAGCTTCTTCAACAGTTTTAGATCTAACCTCGTCAAGATTGATATCTTGTTTAATTTCTTTTTCCATTTTTATTTCCTGTTTGAAATTAAGGTTAGTTTCAGAACGACCAACTCCGACAGCTTTTGACTGATCTGCAGGTACTGCAACTGAACTTACCTCTAAAGGTGTCCAGTTAGCTCTGTAGTAGTCTCCTTTGTCATCGCTGACACGTTCCATTTTATTTATTTTGTATCCAACGGATATATTCATGCGAATTCCGTCTTTTACATCTTCAAACACTTCTCGAGCAAGAGCAGATTTTCCAAATCTAACTACTGCAATTGTCCTCTTAGCAGTCTCGTCTAGTTTGAACTCTTCGATAACACCAATTTGCTTGGTCATATCATGATCTAATAGAAAAGGAGCAGTACCGCTTGACATAAATTCCATGTCAATATCTTCTGCTCTGTGTCCTAAGACTTCTCTTCCAAAACTTCTATCTACTGGTGATTCAGAAGATACACCAACTCTGACCCTACGATTTTTTTCATCAATATGATCAGCTCTGGAAAGATCAATAGTTCTGTATCTCATAAGATCAACTACTTTTCTCTCTTCTTCCTCATGCATAGAATTCTCTTCATCCACTATTTCTACTGGCTCAGATTCTTCTATATCATCTTTGTGTTCTTTAGCAAACGAGATAACAACAGAGTCATCTGTCTCATTCACTTCAAGAATATGTCTATCTTGTTTACTATCCATTGTTAACTCCTTGTCGGTTGATAGTGTGCCTTCCTCTAATTTATCAGATAATGCCTTTTCTTCAATAGCTTCTTCAAACTCAATATAATTATAATCATGTTCTTCTAGCCATGCCTTAGCTTCATCTGGTGTGAACTTGCTTGAATCGAATCTTATTGATTGCACTTCTGAGCTTCGATCTTCTAATATTCCATAAATAACGTGTATGCCTGAACCAAATTCATCGTTATCTCTTGCAAATTCAACGTATTTATCTGGATTATTTATTCTTGCTGCATGTTCGTTGGGATATGGTCTAGCTTCGTACATTCTCTCGTCTTCTTTCTTTAATCTTTCAACAATCTGTCTTGACCAAGAATAGCCTTCGTCACCTGACCACAATGCCCATGCAATCCTGCCATTAGATGGATATCCGTCTTCTCCTTGAGAGAATCCTTCAGCTTGCTTATCTACTTCATGCCTTGAAAAGAAGCTATACATTCTTTTGACGGTGGATTCAGAAAGATTCTTTCCATTAACAATATCTCTTGCTCTAGCGATACCAACTTCAGTACCACCTCTTCCATGTTCTCTACGCCAATCTAAACCTCTTTGAGCTTCAGTGATCATGCCTTTAGTTGGTTTATAGCTCATCGTCATCCCCACCTTGTATCTTTGCTTCTACTGGCAATTTAGAGCCAAAAGGTTGATAGGCTAATTCGATATCATATTGTTTAGCTAACTCTATTTCTTTTTGATGTTGTTCAAATAATTCTTCTGTGTCTCTTCCGTAAGAAGCAGAGATATCAGAATAAGTAAGTGTTCCGTTTTGTAATCCAATCACGTTAGCTTGCATTTCTTTTAATGGGTCTATCCAAGCAAAACTTCTTGGAATAAATGTTACCGCATTAGCAAATTGATCAACTTTAGAAACAGGAAGTTTAATATAGTTTGTTGAAACTGCCATTTCTAACCATGATCTGAATATTGGCTCAATGAAGTGTTCGATTACAAATTGTTGATAGATCTGATACATGCTGCGATCTTCTAAAGCTCCTTGTCTGATAGAGCTGTAGTTCACAGAAGTTAAATCGTTAGAAAGTGAATGATAAGAAATGTTTAAACCAGATGCGATACTTCTAAGCACAGTTTTTGTAAATGATTCAAAAGCAGATGTAGGATGATTTGGGTCAAATGCTCTAAAGTCCATTCCTGCAGGTAGTTGCTCAAAGACACCTGCTTGAGCATTCATGGTAGGACTGAATCCGTCTTCGTATTCTCCGTCACCAACGTAACCGTCACCATCTGGACTTACAAAGAATCCCATCTTGCTTGCAGATACACGTGCTGCAACGACCTCTGCTTCCATATAGCCTGAATACATCTTCACATTAGCCATAGCTGTTGCAACCAAAGATACACCTCTAGTTTGCTCTGCTCTCTGTGGCAAGAAAGCATGAATGATTTCATCAGCAGGAACTCTAATATGTTGATTCTTGTTTAGGTAGGTTCTTTCGTAAGGATGATCTTTGTAAAGGTGATAGGCAACAGGTGTATCAAACTTATCTACTTCAACACCCATCTTGATACGATTACCAGTTTCTTTGTAGTAATCATTTTTATTTTCATCCAGATGATCTGCTTCTAAGAATTGAATTCTAAATCCAAAAGGTGATTTAAGATCTTTGATTTTTCTAATTAAAACTTCACCATCTCTGCAAAGAGATTCAATAAAGATTTTCTGACAATCTAAGAATGTTAATCTTTTGTTAGTTGTGCAATTTCCTAATCTTGTCCATTCGTTCCATGCTTCCTCAATGGACTGGTTAGCTCTTAGGTCTAGCTTACCCATGTTAACAGGGTCATCTAGTCTCGCCTTAGAGCTAACTCTTATGCCATGCTTACCGATAACATTAGACACCATCAGATTTAAGTATCTAGCAATATAGCTATCGTTTCTTGCTAACTCTCTTGCTCTGTCTCTAAGGACTCGTATGTTGTCTTTTATTTCAGCATCAGCACTGGTGGAAGTAGTTAAAAAATCTGCAAATAATCTTCCTGCATTAGCACCAGAATAAGATCTTCTATAGGCTTGACGTTTTTTTGCCTTGACTTCAGTTCTATTAAAGATGTTGTTATACCATGCCATTATTTATAACTCTTAGGTGTTGTGACGTTGTGTCCAAAATTAACTTTTATTGTGTTTCCAGAGCCACGACCATTTTTAATTCTAGCTCTTTTAACTTCTCGTAAATACTCTGACTTATATCTATCTCTGAATGTTAAAAGTTCATTAATAGACATTCTTGATAATGATCTTCCTGCTATGCTCATGGATTGCTGATCCATAGTTGCTCTATTTTCAATCACAGCTTCAATAGCGTCTAGAACTTTCTTTGCATGACTTCTAACTGAAGCAGAAGTGGTTGCATAATTGTCTTGTACTTCTACAAAACCTTCTTCTAATTTAATTCTAGCTGAATCTGAGCTTCTAGTGATGTAAGAAATCCAGTTGTAGTTGCCTTTAGCATATGAAGAGGTGCTTGAGGTTGAAATTATGTATTCATCTCCTGACTCTGTTGCAGTCAAAGTAAAATTAGATGCAGTTGCACCATCAATTAAATTGAATTCATAAGATAGTGAGTAATCTGCTACTGGATAATCACTAGCAAGATCATCTCTTTTCCATGCCCAGAAATCCCCAAGCTGTAATTCGCTAGGAACTTGAGTAGGATAATTTGTCGAATCAAATTTGTTAGCCAAACAAAAACCTCATTAAAGTTAGATATATCCAAGTAAAACACTATGGTCTATATAGCAAATGTCAAGATATAAATAAAAAAGGCTCAGTTAAGAGCCTTTTAGATTTTTAGGTTGAGTTATTTGATGTTATAAAAATACTCTTCTAATTTTTCAATAACCTTGTCGGTGTAGTTGTTGTACCAACTAGGGCAAGAGCTAGTCTTAGAATATTTTTTCTGCATGAGTTTATTGACACAATTTTGAATGACTTCTCTTTTGTAATCAGCTAGAGATAATCCAGTAAGAACTCCTGAATGATTAAAGTCTAAAGAACAATGACAACCAACACCAGAACCCATTTCTGGATTCATCCAGTTATGACCATAGTATTGAATACCATCTATTTTAGCTTTATAAAATTTCATATTGAATTTATAAGACTTAGGAAATTTAATAATCTCGACTCTAGGATTAGTAACAACTCCAGAATCATTGATTTGAAAGTAACTCATGATTCCACCCCATTGTTACTGTAAAGATCAAACCCTTTAAGTTGTTCTGCAAGAATCTTATCTAATACTCTTTGTATTTTTAGATTCTCGCCTTTCATGATCATGACCCTGTCATTGTCTGTTCCTATAGAATCAATATCCAACTCATTTTGAGATTGAATTCTTTCTAAGCAGGAATTGATTAAATTTAGCTGTGAGTTAGTTAAATTAATCTGCATTATGCTGTTCTCCTTGCTAATTCTTTTTTATAAAGATTGTTTGAGTATTCTATTTGCTCATCATCCCATTCAATAACTACAAGAAGTTGAATTAACCACTTAGCATTTTCTGCATAAGAAACAGTTACCCCATCAATGTCTAGCCACCAATCATTGTGTCTGCCACCTGCTTTACGACCACCAAAAATTTCAAAGGTTTTCCCAGTTTTGGTTTCGCCTGTGATGACTTCAAGCTGATATCTTTTTTGAACAGAAATATTTTTAATGCCCATTAAATCATTATCTGCATCGAAGCTTACTCTGTTAGCATCATTGCCAACCTCTCTACCATTTAGATAGATGCAATAAGTTCCTGTTAGGTTATCTTCCCAATCTCTGTTTTGTTTTAGTGTAATTTTCATTTTTTTCTCCCTTGTGTTTGTAAGTATAATTATACATATATTTATATAAATATATACAAAAAAGTGAAATTATTTCCAAGAAGTAGCGAAATTTGGTCTATTTATGGGTCTTTTTGGTCTATTTTCCTGTTTTTCTTGCGGTTTTGACTCATTAGTCAGTATTTTCTCTTCAATGATGTCAAAGTTGGGATTCAGGATGTAGATAGCTGCAAAATTGTAAACCAATGTATCCAATGCTTCGTTTCTTGGTCTAATTTGTTTCCAGACAAGCGTTTTTCTTCCTCTTACAAACTTTGTGATTCTTTTTTCTGCTGTGAGTTGCTTAAAGTATTCCTCGTCTAGATCTGAGCAAAAATTTAGCGTTGTATTTTCTTTGTCGGTAGATAATCTTGCAAAAATTGCTTCTTTTGCTGTGTCAGTTCCAACTGGATAAAGGACAGCTTTAT